ATCACAACTGTAATAAAAGCAGAAGGCTATCTTGCTCACAAGTGGGGATTAACAAGTAATTTACCTGTAAGTCACCCATATAAGAGCTCAGCACCGTAAGGATAAATATATGAAACAGGATGTAACTAATGGCAAATAGATTTCCAATTATACTTGATACAAATGACAACAACCGTCTTAAGGAACTGCCAAATGGTGACAGCTTAGACCTTGCAAACGGCGGCGTAAGAAACGCAACATTTGTTGAAACAACACAACTTATTTTAGCAGGAACAGTTTTAACTCCGTTTAGTGGATCTTATACAGACTTAACAAACAAGCCAACTATTCCGTCAGATATAAACGAACTAACTGATACACAGAGTTTATTATCTGGAACTAGTTTTGCAACTATTACAGACAAACCTACAACACTTTCAGGTTATGGAATTACAGATGCATTTGATGGAAGGTATTCAAGTTTAACTCTTACACCAAACTTTGCTCCAGTAGCAACAACAGGTACGTTTGCTAGTCTTACAGCTAAACCTACTACAACGTCAGGTTACGGAATTACAGATGCACTTACAACTTCATCAAATTTAGCAGACTTAGCAAATGTAAACAATGCAACTCCGCTCGGCGGACAATTACTAAGTTGGGATGATTCAAATAACTATTGGAAACCAATTACAGCATCGGGTACTGGTACTGTTACAAGTGTAATAGGCGGTACAGGTTTAACAGGCGGCACAATTACAGGTGCAGGAACACTAGCAGTTGATGTTGGTACAGGCGCTAATCAAATTGTACAACTAGATTCTAGTGGTAAACTTCCTAATGTAGATGGTGTGTTATTATATAATCTTAATATTACAACACTTAATAATTCAGGAGATGTTACATATACAAATCCGCAGGTAGGACAAGTTTTAAAATATGACGGTGCTAAATGGACAAATGCTAGTGATACTGGTGGCGGAGGATCAATTACTTTTGTAGGCGATGACTCAACAGGTACAGCAGTAGACGGCAGTGAAACATTTAAAATAGCAGGCGGAACTGGAATTACTACAGCAGTATCAGGTGATACATTAACCATTACAGCAAGTGCTTCTTTAACTGATGTTGTAAATGATACAACACCGCAACTTGGTGGTACACTAGATGCTAATGGTAATAACATTGACATGGGTACAAATGTATTAACAGATACAAACTTAGGACAATTTATTACTGCATATGGTTGGGGAGACCATTCTACACCAGGGTACTTAACAAGTGTAGGTGTACTAAGTTCGCACTCAGATGTAGTTGCAACAGCACCTTCAAACGGACAAGTTCTTACTTGGGATAGTGCAAATAGTTATTGGAAACCTGTAACACCTTCAGGTGGCGGTGGCGGCTCAGTTGGTAACTTTACACTTGCTTCAAGTAATATAGATACTGATGATAGTAGTGGTATTACTATTATTCCGTCATTAACTGTACAATCTGATCTTACAGTACAAAATGATTTAGTAGTTAATAATACTATAACAGCAACAGAGTTTATAAGCACATCAGCTGGTGTTCCAGAGATACGTTCTGCAACAAATTTAGATTTATATGCAACCGGTTCTGTTATTATAAAAAACGGATCTTTAAGATTATACAATGCAATTACTACTGTTAGAGATGCATTATCTGCATCAGCAGGTGATACAATTTATAATTCAACTGTAAACAGAACACAAGTATACAACGGAAGTTCTTGGGTAAGTCAAGCTCTAAGCACAGACATTCCAACTAATACTAACCAACTTACTAATGGTGCAGGATTTGCTACACTTGCAAGTCCAACTTTTACAGGAACAGTAAATGGTATTACTTCTACAATGGTTGGCCTAGGCAATGTAACAAACGAATCAAAAACAGATATGTTTACTGATCCAAGTTTTTCAGGAACAGTATCAGGTATTACAAAATCTATGATTGGTTTAAGTAATGTAGACAATCAATCAAAAGCAACTATGTTTACTGATCCAACATTTACAGGAACAATAGCGGGATCATTTGGTGGTACTGTAGAAAATACGTTTAATGTTTCAAACAGTGGATCAAGTGACTATGTATTTGCACAAGACAACAAATTCTTTCCTACAAATGTTAATGACCCTGTGCTTTATCTGAGAAGAGGCGAAACGTATAAATTTATTGTAAATGCTAGCGGACATCCTTTTGAAATTAGAGTTTCAAATGGCGGTAGTGCATATAATACTGGTGTAACTAATAATACACAATCTAATGCTACAATTACATTTGTAGTGCCAATGTCAGCACCGGCAACATTATATTACCAATGTACTGCTCATAGTAGTATGGGTAACACAATTAATATAGTTTAGGAGATTACGATGTCCGCAAATGGTATATCAACATTAACACTTAAAGCAACTAGACAAGATACTAAACTAGCAAAAGCAACAGCAAAGCGTGAAGGTAAGACAGTTGCCGCAGATGGAACCATCAGTGGCGCAACAGATACAAATGCAGTAGCATATAGAGCAAGAAATACTTTAGACGCTTCTCAATTACCTACAAGGTATAACGCTTCGAGCAATACCGGTTCGTTAGTTAATAATGCTAACAGTGGCGGACTTGTTGTTGGCAGGCCTTGGACAGCATAGATGGCAGAAAAAGAATATATTGTAAGTCTTAACCGCGGTGTTGATTACGATGCATTTAATGCTGAAATGATTGCATCAACAGGTGCAGGCGACATTCCTAATAGAACAGTAGAAGTAGAAAACGCTAGACCTTTGAGTCAGCGTAACACTCATTATATGTTAACAGATGCAGAAGCAGAAACTTTAAAAAGTGATAGTAGAGTATATGGTGTAGAATTAAGACCAGAAGATAGAGATGATGTTGAGATTGGTTACGATGCACAGCAGTTTGGCTCATGGAGGAAAACAAGTGCAGATTCGCAGTATGATTTAAACTGGGGGATGATGAGAGGTATACATCAAGAAGATGTATGGAATCAAACTATAGAAACAACCCTCCCATTTAACTATAACTTAACAGGCAAAGGTGTAGACGTTGTCATTCAAGATTCAGGTATAGATCTAGGACATATTGAATTTACAGATAGCAACGGTGTATCAAGAATACAACACATAAATTGGTATACTGAAAGTGGAGTAAGTGGAAGTCAAAGTTCTAATCATTATAGAGATTATGATGGTCATGGAACACATGTTGCAGGAACAGTAGCAGGACGCACTATGGGTTGGGCTAAAGATGCTCACATATATGCGTTAAAAATAAGCGGATTAGAAGGATCAGGTGATAGTGGTACAGGAATAAGTGTATCGGATTGTTTTGATGTTATTAAAGGTTGGCATAACAATAAACCTGTGGATCCAGAAACAGGTTACAAAAGACCAACAGTAGTAAACATGAGTTGGGGATATAGTTTTAGTTCCAGTTCAGTTCCAACCGCAGGAAACTATAGAGGTAATGCATGGAGTTATGGTGATTCAGGTTATGCATCTAGTTCTGAGCTATATGCAAATGCTGGTATAATTCCAGCATATTTTTCTGGCTCAAGAAAGATTGGCTCAAGACTAACAAGTGTAGACACAGACGTACAAGAAATGATTGATGCTGGAATACATATTTGTAAGTCTGCAGGTAATAGTTTTTATTATATAGATAATGCAAACGGAAAAGATTATAATAATACTGTTACTATAGGCGGATGGACTAGGCATTATCATAGAGGCGCAAGTCCTTATGATGACGAAATGTTTATGGTTGGTAATATAGACATAGACTATACAAATAATTTAGAAAACAAAGCTGGAAGCAGTTGTTGTGGTCCTGGAGTTAACATCTACGCACCGGGCACACAGATAATGAGTGCAAGTTCTAATGATAATACTAGTGGTACAAACGACCTTGCTGCTACCTATGGAAATAGACAAAATCATTTACTTGATTCTAATCAATATATTTTTAAAATATCTGGTACAAGTATGTCTTCTCCTAATGTAGCTGGATTATTAGCTACTGTTTTAGAACAAAATCCAGGTTGGACACCTGCAGAAGCAAGAAAATGGATTTTTAAAAATGCAACAAAAAATAAACTATACAATGGTACAGTAGACAATTGGGATGATAGTGACAGTATTAACGTTATAGGAAATTCAGTAAACTATTCATCAGGAGATGTAACTACAATATCTGATCGTCCTCCCTTTACTAAAGAACTAAACGTAAGAGGCATAAAGCTACTTGGGCACGGCCCTTATGACAAATCTTTAACAGGAATAAGTGATACGTTTTTACAAAAGGTTGCAAAAACTATAGAGATGATTTTAGATCCTGAATACACAGGAATAGATAAAGCTAAACAAGCTACAACAATTGACGGCATGGCAGACGAAAGTAATAAGCCAGTAGCACAACGTATAGGTTATATTAACGACAGTAATTATACTAGATCAATTTTAGATGATTATGTAGGAGATCATTATCCAGGCTATAATGAAACTGCATATTCTTATAGAGCTGTTGATTATGTTTGGGAATATCCTGTAAATGATAGCACAGGAACAGATATAGATAGTTTTAATGGATATACGCTAAAAGGACAAGTAACAGAAGTACTTGAACACGTACTGCACACTATTAGTCAATACGGGTTACCGTATGCTTACCCTTATGAAATGAATATTGCAAACGGACAAATTGGTAGTCCGTTAATGACAGCAATGCAAGAGGCTATTGACAACAATGTATTTGACGTATCAGGATATTCTGGAATGTATACTCCAGATTCAACTGTAGACCTTGATGAAATGCAGACTGCGATGTCAGATGTTTCTAGCGGTAGGTCAAATAAATATTCTGCATATCTAAATGAAATTGTAAGTGGGCGTAAGAGAGGTGACATCAATAATGATGGCCAAATTGATATTGACGATGTTATGGCATTCCTATCATTTAAGAATGGATCAGCAAATGCTTACATTACGGATACCATTATCACGCCATTAACCTATAACGGGTATTACGCTACTATTGCAAGAGAATACCAATATCTATTAATATTTGCTATGTGGGAATACATAACTGAATATGTAGCTGGTGGAAGTTTATCGCCAGAATGGAATGATAATTCAAGGACTCAAGCAGGTGTACTAGCAAATAATCCATTGGGATACGACTTATATAATAATTTTATTAAAAAAGTTATATCAAAACCAGATAGAGCTAAACTAGAATCGATTTACCAAACTGACTTTGACATAACTTATAACGTTACTGTTGCTAGTGGAACAAATGGATTTGGTACAGGTAACAAATATTATATAACAAGTATTACAGATGATCCTAGTCCAACCGTTGCATTAAGAAAAGGAAGAACATATACGTTTGACCAAAGTGATAATTCTAATAGCACTCATCCACTTAGGTTTAGTACTACACCAAACGGTGCAGGTGGAGGCGGAGTAGAGTATACAAACGGTGTTACAGTAAACGGAACACCAGGAACTGCTGGTGCATATACAAGAATTACTGTTGCTGTAGATGCACCAACATTACATTACTATTGTACAGCTCATAGCGGTATGGGAGGGCAAGCTAATACAGACGGTGGCGAGTCAGGTTACATACCAGTTGAAAATACTAACAGAATTTTATATACACCATTTAATAACAAAGATACTTTAACAGTAGGTAACTTTACAGGAACAGGTACAATTAGTGTTGCAAACAAATAAATACATATGTAAGGAAATAAAATGTCAGTAAAAACAATTAATATAGGACAACTAGCAAATGATGGTACAGGTGATGATATCAGGACCGCGTTTGATAAAGTTAATGATAATTTTCAAGATCTAAATGCAAGATTCCCTACAGCAGCAACTGGTGAAAATCTAGGAGCAACTGGCGAAGGTATATTTGAAAGTGCTACTAATTCTAAATTAAGTTTTAAAAATATTATTGGTGGTGATAATATTACATTAACTTCCTCTTTAACTGGTATTACTATTACTGCTCCTTCTAGTTTAGATCAACTAATTGCTGTAAGTAATAATGGAACTGTTACTGTTACTAGAGGACAGACAATGTCTATTCAAGGTAGTAACGGAATAACTACTTCTGTAACAGGACAAAATTTATTTGTAAGTGCTACAAATGGTGCATTAGAAGCAGACGGTACTCCTAAGCTATCTGCACAATTAGATGCAAATAATAATAATATTATCAACGGCGGTAGCGTTACTGCAAGTGCATTTAACGGACCTTTAGAAGGTCTTGTTTACGGTGTTGATGTAAGAGATCTACAAGCTGCAGCTGGTAATAATTCATTTGACTTTGGAAAATTAAGTCAACGATATACTAATTTACTAGACTTTTTACAAAGAGAAACAGACGTTGACATGGGTAAATTTATAAATCCAGGTGTTTCAACTGCAATAATAGACCTAGAGACGATTGCATCATAAATTCCGATAAATACTTAAAAGTTAGGAATTAAAATGGCAGTATTTTGGACACAGTTTTCTGGGCAAACATTACAAACATTAACTGAAGGTATAACAACTACAGTAGATCTACCTTTAGATCTAAGTATTGTTTCAGAAGATTCTAGCCTCTATACTGTTACACACATAAGTGGTGACTTACCACTAGGTATGGTATTACAAGATAATTCAATAACAGGCACTCCAAGAGAAGTTGTTAGAGATACAGAGTATAAGTTTGTATTAAGGGCTTCTTATAATAATCAAATAAGTGATAGAACATTTATAATAAAAGTAGTTGGACCGGATACGCCTACATGGAAAACGGCAGAAGGATTGCTTCCAGTAGGGCAAAACGACATGTTCTTTATTTTGGACAATACTCCAATTGACTTTCAACTAATAGCCGAAGACTCAGATCAAGTTGCAGGACAAACATTAGAATATTTTATAGGTTCAGGCGACGGCGAACTTCCTCCCGGCATTACATTAACTGCTGATGGTAAACTAGTAGGAATAGTTGATCCTATACTTGCTCTTGAAAAAAGATTAGATACAGGAAATTATGATGGTATACAATATGATAATGTTGGATACGACTTTGGCCTAAGAAGTAATAACGGTTTTGATAGTTTCTTTTACGATACTACAATTTATGACTTATCAGTTCCTACAAGATCACCAAGAAAATTAAATAGAAATTATGAATTTATTGTTTCTGTTAATGACGGTGATACTATTGCTAGAAGAAAATTTAAAATTTTTGTAGTAGGTGATGATTTTGTAAGATCTGATAATACAATAATGCAAGTAGACACTGGTGTGTTTACAGCAGACAATACACATATTAGGGTTCCTATATGGTTAACTCCTAGAAACTTTGGATATCGACGAGCTAATAATTATGTTACATTATTTTTAGATGTACTAGATACTAACGAACTATTAGGAGTTATTACATATACATTACAAGAAGTTAACGACGACGGGTCAACTAGTGTAATACCTGAAGGATTACACTTAGATAGTACTACAGGAGAAATTGCTGGTAGAGTACCTTATCAACCAAACGTTACAAAAGAATACAAATTTACAATTAAAGCAAGTAGATTTGGTCCAGCAACAAATAAACAATATGTAAATCTAGCAATTTACGAAGACATTCCTGTAGGATCTAACACGTTAAAAGTTACAAAAAATCAAGATGTATCTTTATTAGTTGGTAGACAAATTGAAATTGACGAAAGATCCTTTACAATTACAAAAGTTGATACAACAGAGTCAGAAAACTATGATGTAATTTACTTAGGTCAAAATATAACTGTTACAGTATTTGAAAATGCATTACCAAATCAGACAGAAATTAAAATTAATAAAATAGGTAATCCTTATCTTACAAATATTATAGGAAAACAACTTACATTTGGTGACTTTAACTATACCGTTGCTAGTGTTGATCCAAACGAAAAAGTGTACAGATGTAAAATGAATCATACATCAAGTACATTTGCTTCAGATTTTAATAAAGTTCGCTGGGAAGAAGTTGTAGGAGCATCAACTACTGGAATAACAAATTGGAATTCAGAAGCTGAATATGTTGTAGATCAACAAGTAAAACATAATGCAACAAACTTTGAAAAAATTAATGTTACTGCAAACATATCAACAACTGTTTATGCTGGCGCAATTACGCCAATTGAGCTAATACCTTTATATACAACAAGAATAGTAAAACAAAGTGAACCTTTTGAATTTAATTTATATACTACCCTTGATAGTGAAAGAGCAGAATCTAATAAGACATTTACAGTTAGTACACTAGGAGATATAGATTCTACAATAACTTGGATAACTCCTGCAACGTTTACAAGTATAAGTGCTAATTACATTTCAAATTTATCAGTAGTAGCATCATCTAATCTTCCAAATGCAAAATTAATATATGCTTTATCTGGTGGCAAACTTCCGCCGGGACTAACTCTTTTACTTGACGGATCAATATCAGGAAAGATTACAACGTTTGGTAGTAATGCATTAACACAATTTGATACAGGAACGTTTATTTTAGATGGTAATAAATCAACAGTAGATAGAAAATTTGCATTTGAAGTTTCTGTACAAGATCAATTCAAATATAGTGTTACTAAGAAAGAATTTAATATTACTATAGGTGACCCTGATAACAAAACATACAGTAATATTTTTGCTCGACCAATGTTAAAGCAAACACAAAGATCTTTATTCAATACTTTTATTAGTAACACAGAAGTATTTAATCCAGAATACATTTATCGTCCTAACGATCCAAATTTTGGAATACAAGAAAAAATTAACATGCTTGTATATTCTGGAATTGAAACTAAAACTATAGACCATTACGTAGCTGCAATAGCAAAGAATCATAAAAGAAAAAGTTTTAAACTAGGTTCTGTAAAAACAGCAGTAGCAAAACTACCAGGAACACAAAATATTGTTTATGAAGTAGTTTACTTAGAAGTGTTAGATCCTTATTTGCCTGCAAAAGGTGATGTGCGTAAACATATTAGAATAGATAACAAAGCAAAGATTCTAGCAAGTGAAGCTCAGTTTGGTGATAAGCCTGCACCGTTTATTAGCTTTAGTTTACAATCAAGAACACTAGGAGATAGTACAGAAGGGATTGTTAATGTTATTCCAGGGCAAGGTAATATCTCTGTGCTACAAAGATCAGGAATTGAAGTTATATCCGGAACTAATAACGAACTTCTTTTAGGATTAAGAGATCTATCTACAGTGACTTTTCCAGCAACAATAAGTTCTTATATTGCAGATGAAACAGCTACTAGCCCATGGTACTTAGAGTCAGTAAATACTAATACTATTAAAGTTGACTCTAATGCAATTAGTAGTGATCAAAGAAACGATACTAAGAAATATATCACAAATATTAAGAACATGCGAGATAACATAGCTGAAAGCGGCACTACTGTACGTAACTTTTTACCTCTTTGGATGAGGACTGCCCAAGAAGGACAGTTACAAGAATTAGGTTATGTGGCAGCTATACCACTATGCTACACAATAGCTGGTAAGAGTAAAATTATTAAAAATGCAATAGACTTCCAAAATTTCAACTTTACTCAGTTAGATTTTGATATAGATCGCTATATAATAGATAATACAACAGGAAACACTAATGAGCAATACTTACTATTCGCAAATTACCAGTTTAACATTTAAAAGCAATAAATACTATATAAATAAAGATAGGAGAGATCATTAATGGCTAGTAACATACTTACAAGTGATATAAACGAATTATATCCAGTCGCCGGTGCTGATAACGACAGTCAGGGATTTAGAGATAACTTCCGTCTGGTTAAAACAGGATTAGCAACTGCTGGGACTGAAATTACTACTTTGCAAACTACAACAGCAAAGTTAAATGCAGAAAACGACTTTAACGGAAACTTTATAAGAGAAGCAAATTTTATTGCTAATTCTGAAGAAGTTTATACAACAGATGAAATTACATCAAGTCAAAACATAAGATTTGTAAACGGAAATTATCAAATTATTACATTAGGCGCTGATGTAACATTAACAACATCGGATTGGCCTGCAACTGGTAGAATGGGTAAAATTCGTTGTGCAGTAAAGGGCGACGGTATTTCAAGGTTACTTGAAATTTCCGCAGGACCTAACAATGTATTTAAAAAGGACTCTAACTGGCCTGCTAGTTTCTTAGCTATTAGTACTACAGATCCAATTATTATTGACCTTTGGTCATCTGATGGTGGGTTAACTGTATACGGACAGTACCATGGCCAGTTTACCGCTTAATCCATTCGTAGACGATTTATCAGATCTTTCAACTAACGAACTATCTGACAAAATAAACGATCTTTCAAACAAGTACTTTATGACTAGTAATCCTCAAGTACAAGACCAAATTAGAGCAGTCTTAGAGATGTATAGAATCGAAGCTGCTTCAAGACAAGCCAGTGAATTAAAAAATCAAAACGTTGATAAAGAAAATGGCGAAAATAGTCTTGACAATCTGATTAATATCAGTTAAACTATAAAGATGCTTATGAAAACAGATTCTCTTGGTATACCCAGATTCTCAAATAAAGATCTAGTCGATATGATCTATAGTGGACATGTCGATAAATGCCATGTGGTATTATGCGACAAAACTGACGAAATTGATAAATTTAATAATGCAATGAAACAAGAAGGCTTATCTGAGCTTTCAACATATATCCCATTAGATGTAGATCAAAAGACTTTTGACGGTGTTTGTCAAGGTGAATGGTTTATGCCTGATGAATATAAAACGCTTAATGTACACAACTATATTTTGACAAAATGTACTACACAAGAAGAAACCGCAAGATGTGCAGAAGAACTAGCAGAATTTGATGGTAGAGGTATGATGCCTTTACTACAGTATATGATCTATCTTGTAGACTTTATGCGTGAAAACGACATTATATGGGGTGTAGGACGTGGATCAAGTGTTGCTAGTTATGTGCTATATTTGATAGGTGTCCATAGAATAGATTCAATCCAGTATGGCCTGGATTGGAGGGAGTTCCTGAGATAAGTAAGTATATAACTAAGGAGATATAATTATGCCAATGAAACAACAAGGTAGAACAGTTTACAAATCAATGCAAGGTAAAGCAATTGATATGGATATGTTACGCCAAAGAAATGAACTTACTCCAGCAGTAGGTAATGCGAAGGTTAATGCACGTGGAGACGAATTAGGTCCAGGTGGTAAAATTATTCGTAAAAAAGAAGACTTACTTAAAGAATATTATGAAAATTCTTCTAGTATGCCAGAAGAGGTAGCAGTAAAACGTGCTCCAAAACAAGAAGTAGCACAAGAAACTGTTACTGAAAAGAAAACTAAAACTAGAACTGCAACGCCAAAAATACCTGATGTTGCTTCTGTTGTGCCGGAAGGTAAAGACCTAACTGATGATTGGGTTGAAGATGCTGATGGCAATTTTGTAAAACCTGAAGATTTAGATAAGAAAGAAGACTAAGAATGGCAAACCATTTAACAACTTATAAAGGAAAACCACGAGCAGTTGGTAACAGAGTTCTTGTAAGTGATATGTACTTTGGAGAACAAAAGACCAAAGGCGGTATAATCCTAAATGATGATGACGGTAAAGTACATGGAATTTATCCTAGATGGGGTAAAGTATTTTCTAAAGGTCCTCGCAACAAAGATGATTATAACGAAGGTGACTGGATTTTAATCGAACACGGACGTTGGACTAGAAGTATGCAAGTAGAATTTGATGACTCAGTACACGAATTGCGTATGATTGAATCTGAAAGTGTATTAGCATACTCTGATGAAAAACCAAGCGATACTTATATTGGAAAAGAGTATAGTAACGGTGACTCAGTTGACACAAATTTTCATGCCGACGCAATGGCTAGCTAATAGGAGTTTTTAATGCCACAAATTGATCTTAACAAATACAAAGAATTTGTAGATGCAGTCACAAGCGATCAAAGCAAAGATAATAACGCATTTATAGATAACTGGAACGAACTTAACAGAGATGTTGAAATGCCACGTTTGCTAACTGCAAGTTGTGGACTCGGTGCAGAAGCAGGCGAGTTTACAGAAATAGTAAAGAAATGTATGTTCCAAGGTAAGCCAATGAACGATGACAACATCTATCACATGAAGCGTGAGCTAGGTGATGTTATGTGGTACTGGATGCAAGGGTGCATGGCACTTAATATTGATCCTAATGAAGTTATTCAGATGAATATTGATAAGCTAAAAGCACGTTATCCAGGCGGCGACTTTGATGCATATTATAGTGAAAATCGCAAAGAAGGCGATCTTTAAATAGTGCTAACTCCTGGAGAGATATATAACCTGTTTGGAGATGTGTTTGCTTTAAATCTATATGCCCCTGAAGAACCATTAATTGAATCCTTAGTTACTGAAAAAAGATATGTAGATTCTATGGGGAACAAAACTGTATACAAATATAGTACGGCTCCGGAATCTTGGAATTTAAAAGGTAAAATATCTAAACCAATAAGAGTAGAGCATCAACTTGGAAGTTTCTTTGCTCCACATAAAGATCATATTGGAGATGGTGCAAACGAAAGACTTATAAGACTTAACTGTCATCCTGATTACACACATCCAGAAGACTGTACATACATAATTGATGGTAAAATACAACACTGGCGTAAAGGACAATGGATGGTAATGAATCCAAACAAGACACATTATAGTATGTGCTTTGTTGATAAAGCAGTACATTATGTTGCAGATTTAAATATTTCAGATAAAGACACATACGAATGGTTTATGAATTCTATAGAACATAGAACAAAAGTAGGAGATCGGCAAGGCACCAAATGAAGTGTTTAACAATTTTAACTTTTATAAGTGGCGCTGGCGGACATGGTATAGCTAGATCATTATTTGAAAAGAATCCACTTTACAGATGGTATGATCATCCTAAAAATAATAACTCTAATAAAAACAAATTTTCTAAATTAAATATTGCAGAAAAGCACTTTCAAAAAGTGTTTGCTAACGGACAACGATTTCCGCATTTATTTGATAGAATAGAACCCTACTTAAACGATATTAACTTATATTATAATTTAGTACAACCTGAGATTGAAAAGTGTTCTAACGGGAAAAGATTAGTATACACTTGTCATGCTACTCCTAAAACTATAAGAGAAAGATATCCTAACTGTTTAATATATCAAATACTTCCAAAAGAAACTAACCGTATAGAATATTTTAACAGACATATGGAGACAGCAATGTTCTTTCCATTACAAACAAATATTGATAAACTTCCTAATAGAAAAGAATTACTTAACGAACTGTATTGGACACAAAAAGAATTTGTAGAATTATATCCTCAAAAGAACTCTTTAATTGAATTCTATAAACACAAAGGTTACTCAAAAGATCAAATATATAATGCAGAATATGCAAATCAAACCGAATTATATATTGAACATCAATCTACTAAAGAGTTTGCAGACGAAACGATAGAGTTTTCTTCAATAAACGAACTTAATAATAAGTTAGAAAATTATACCAAAAAAAACACTTGACCTTTTAGTAATTTTACGTTATAATAAACATAAAGTTAAGGAGTATATTTTGGCTACACACGGAATGATTGATTTAGAGACACTAGGGGTTGAGCCTGATAGTGTTATAATCACTTTAGGTGCAGTTAAATTTAATCCGTTTAGCGATGAAGAGCCAAACCGTGGATTATATTTACGGTGTGACGTAGAAGAACAATCAGAAAAGTACGGTCGTAGCATTGATGATAATACACTTGCATGGTGGAGTAAACAAAAGCAAGAAATCCAAGACGAAGCATTTGGAGATCATGAACGTGTAAATATGGATAGCTTAACAAAACAACTCAACAAATGGTGTGTTGGAGTTGATTATCTATGGTGTCAAGGTCCGTTATTTGATTATGCAATTCTACAAAACTTATATAAAAACGTTGGTAAGCCTTGTCCTTGGAACTTCTGGCAGATTAGAGACAGTAGAACAGTATTTGCAATGATGCCGAGTGATCCGCGTAAAGCAATACAAGAACAACTACACAATGCTCTAGCAGACTGTTACTACCAAGCAAAATGCTTACAACAAACATACAAACACTTTGGAGTTACTAGATGAACACTATAGTATTAGTTACATTAATTGCAGGGAACATTGTAAGTTCAGCAACATTTTCTGATCTTAATACTTGTAAACAAGCTAGAGATCAAATATTAGAACAGACAGATGTTAGTGCTTTTTGTATTTACAAAGAAGTTAAGCCCGATCGCAGTAAAGAAATGTTTAAAATCTTTGGCGACATGATTAAAGAACTAGGAGAATTAGAACAATAATGAAAAACTTATGGGTAGAAAAATACCGTCCAACAACAGTACAAGGTTATGTGTTTAGAGACGATGCACAACGCAATCAAGTAAATACTTGGATCAAAGAAAAAACTATTCCGCATTTACTGTTTAGTGGTAATGCTGGTATTGGTAAAACAACACTTGCAAAACTTTTATTAAATGAGCTAGATATAAATGACTTAGATGTATTAGAGATTAATGCTAGTCGTACAAATAGTGTAGATGATGTGAGAGATAAGATTGTAAACTTTGTTCAAATGATACCGTTTGGAGAGTTTAAGGTTGTACTACTTGATGAAGCTGATTATCTTAGTCCTAACGCCCAAGCGGCATTACGAGGTGTTATGGAGGAATATCACACCACTGCAAGGTTTATTCTTACTTGTAATTACCCCAACCGTATTATCCCTGCTTTGCATAGCCGTTGTCAAGGCTTTCACATTGCTAAGATAGATCAAACAGAGTTTACTGCTCGTGTTGCTGAGATCTTAATTACAGAAGGTGTTACTCCAGACTTAGATATCTTAGACACTTATGTAAAAGCAACATATCCTGACTTACGTAAATGTATTAACACAGTACAAATGAATGTACAAGATAAAAGTTTACTTAGACCAAACGAAGGTGACACAGGTGAAACAGACTGGAAACTTGAAATGGTTGAACTGTTTAAAGCAGGCAAAATAAAAGAAGCACGTAAGCTATTATGTGGAGCAGTTCGTCCCGAAGAAATGGAAGAAATTTATCGTTGGTTATATGACAACATTGAATTGTTTGGTGACGAAGAAAAACAAGATACTGCGGTATTAACTATTAAACAAGGACTAGTTGATCATACACTTGTTGCAGATCCAGAAATTAATTTGGCTGCTACATTGATTCGATTAGCAAGGATCTAAATACAATATGACTTATCTAGTAAACGAAAATTGCATTAAGTGTAAACATATGGATTGTGTAGAAGTATGTCCAGTAGACTGTTTTTATGAAGGTGAAAACATGCTTGTAATTAATCCAGACGAATGTATTGACTGCGGAGTATGTGAACCTGAATGTCCAGTAGATGCTATTTTAGCAGACAACGCATTTTCTTCTCCGGAAGAATCTGAAAAATGGTTAGACATTAATACAAAGTATTCAGCATTATGGCCAAATATTACGGAATTTGATCCTGACGACGTTCCTGCAGACGCAGAAGAATGGGCTGGAGTACCTAATAAATTTGAGGAGCACTTTAGTGAAAAACCAGGTAGCGGCGACTAATACACAATTAATAAACGATATCGTAAGATTAGACGTTTTAAAAGAAGAAGTAGAATACTACAAAACCCTGATACGTGAACACGACACAGGACATATACATACAACAATAGGCTTTATACGTAGACGTATTGAAGAATTAGAAGGGAAAGCACCATGGCCGCTAGATTAGTAAGTTATAGCAAAGCAACAGACGAATTTCAAACAGAAGGTTTAACAGACCTTCAAGAACTAATTGCGTTTTGTGCAAAGGTATCAAACCCTGCCGCACAAATTAATACAGAAACAAGCGAACGTTTAATTAAGTATTTGATTAAACACCAACATTGGTCACCTTTAGAAATGGTTAACGCAGTATTAGAGATTAATACCACAAGAGATATTGCACA